GCGGGGGTGACGCGATGCAAGTCTGCGCGAAATGCAAAGCCGAGCGACTGGCCAACGGCGGGGTGGAGACCCGCCCGGGCCGGTGGCTGTGCGCCAAATGCTGGGCAGCGTTCACCCAGCGCAAATGACACCGGGGGGGATTGACAAAGGTACAGCACCCGTGTTATAATAGAACCTTTTCAACCAACAGATAGAGGACAACGCACCATGAACAAAGCACGCCGCACAGCAGTCGACAAAGAACTGGCCACCGTCCGCGACGCAATGGACGCCCTGCGCACCGCACTGCAGAACCTGCAAGACCTCGCGACCGAAGAGCAGGACTGCTTCGACAACATGCCCGAGGGCCTCCAAGCGTCCGAGAACGGGCAGCGTATCGAGGAGATCGCGCAAGCGTTTGAATCGGCCAACTCGACGCTCGAATCGGCGATCGACGACATCGACTCGTCCATCGACGAAATCGCCGACGCCGTGAACCAATGAAAGGCACGACCATGGACCACGCACCCCTGACCGAACACGCCCCCCGCCCCGCCGGGGACCCCGACTACGTGCCCTACTGGGCAAAGGGCGAGTACGCCCGCCGAAATGGCACGAGCTACACGACCGAATCGGGCGTGACGATCGTCCACGGACTGGCCACGGGAAGGCTCCCGGTGGTCCCGAGACCCGCGCCGCTATCCAAGCCCCAACCCGCCCCCGCAAGCGTGCGGGAGACCCCAAGGAAGGCCCCCGCGACCCCTCCGAAGCCCGCCCGGACCCCGGATCTGGTGGCCCAGCTGCTCGCGCTGCACAAAACCCGCGAAGCGCGGCTCGGACTGTGCGCGAAATACGGCGTCGATCCGGCCATCTTCACCGGTGCGCCCAACCCGGGCGTGGCCGCGATGCGACTGGCCAACGCGCTGCGGGCAAAGGTGCTGCAATGAGGTACACCAAAGTCTGTGGACCCCGCCCCTCCGGCCCCCTGCTGCGCTGGCCACTGGCCGAATTCGCCGACCCCGTCTGGGACTGGACCTCGGGCTTCCCCGTGGACACCCGCGCTGTCGTCCGAGCGGGCTGGGCGGACGTTGGACCCGAGCCCCAGTGGCTCGAACCGGGCCAGCGGGTGGTGAACGGGTGCCTCGTGGAGGGCCTCGCGGTATGCTAAGCTATTACCATACCGGTACTATATCTTCCAGCGCAACGGAGACCCCAAGGAAGGGCTCGGAGAGGTATCGGAGGACCCATGCGCCAGCCTGAACAACGCCTGTACGACTGGCTCGTCCGCAAGGTGGGCCACGTCGCGCTGCTCGAGCGCGTCGAGAACCGGGTGAAAAAGGACACGCCGGACCTGTACTTCGCCACCCAGCACGGCCAAGCGCTGCGCCCGTGGGCACTGCGGGGGTGGATCGAGCTAAAAGTGCTGGATGCTTTCCCGGTACGCGCCGACACGACCGTCCGGCTCCCGCACTGGACCACCGGCCAGCGCTATTGGGCGATCCGGCACCGAACCCACGGCGGCAACACGTGGCTCGTGGTCCAAGTGGGCGACGAGGTGTTCGTGCACAACGCAGCCGACGCGGTGTCGGGCGACTGGACCCAAGCCGAGTGGCGCTCGTACGCCGTCGTACTGCAGCGGCGCAGTTGTAGCACCGAGGACGTACTTGCAGCGCTGGCCGAAGTCGTGGTGTAATCGAGTTCTCGGCGTGCAATGCGCTCGAGTACGCGTCGTACCCCCACGACGCCAGTGGAACCCAAAGCACTGTTCCACTGTTCCATCAAGATGGAACGCACAATGGAACGCTCCTCCCATTCGAAAAAAGACCCGGTGTTCCATTGTTACACACGCACGCGGGGGTATTGCCCTGTCAACGGCATGGTTAAATATATATGGGTATATGATGGAACGATGGTACACGGGCTGTGTGTCTCAAAACCCGCGCCGGACGGGGCCTGTGAGCCTATGGCGCGTTCCATCGCTGTTCCATCATTGTGGAACACGAGGGGGCTTCCAGACGTCGAATACCCTTCCACCACCACTTAGGACTTCACGGGAGGTGCCTCGTGTACGCGCATGAAAGCGTTATAACTCGGAGTCATGCTCAATGGGGTGTCTTATAACCCCGCCCTCCTCCTCTATCGGGTCAAACACGCGAGACTTGCATTGGGTGTACCATCCGTGTTCTAATTCGCGCATGTCCTTCTACGACGACCTTACCACGCTGGACCAGATTGGTGCCGAAACGCTCTCGGAGTACGAGCGCCGTGCTCTAGTGCCGGTCACCGCTCTCCTCGACGCGATCCAGCGCGATCGTGCGCGTTACCCAATGAGCGACTCGTCGCACATGCCGCACTCGCTGACCTGCAATGACCCGACTGCCAAAGCCGTCGGCGAACTGCAAAGGCACGAGGAGACCAAAGCCTACAAGATGCTGGTGATGATCGCCGAATTCCGGGACGGTCCGCCCGAGGCGAAATTCTCGCTGCGGCACGCGTACACCAGCGCCCGGATCATGCGCGACACAATGCAAAAATGGCGGCACGAGCACAAGCTGTTTGATAACATCATGACGTCGATTCAGGACGAGATGGTCGACACGATGCGTGCCGAGGCCTACCGCCGCGCAGTGATCGGACACGAGGAGCCGGTGTTTTACCAAGGTATCCGGACCGACACCGTGCGCAAGTTCTCGGACGGGCTGCTCCAGTTCACGCTGATGGGGTACGACGCCAAGTTCCGTGCGAAAGACGTGAACATGAACGTGTCGGGCCAGCTGGACTCGAACATCAATATCGAGGGACTCCGTGATCGACTCGCCCAGCGCTTACAGCAGAAATCAAAAGCGGAAGATTAAGCGGTCCGCGCTGGCGCTGGACCCGCACAACTTCCACGAATTCGTGTCCGAGTTGACGGATCGCGAGGCGCTGGAGTTGTTCTACGATTGGCCCTCGTGGGCGCGACCAAACCAGCTGCCCCCGGTGGACGAGCAGTTCTGGACCACGTGGCTCATCCTCGCCGGACGGGGTTGGGGTAAAACGCGCTGTGGTGCCGAATTCGTGCGCTACCACGTCGAAAACAAGCTTGCCGGTCGCATCGCGCTGATCGCTGAGGATGCGGGCGACGCCCGGGACGTGATGGTAGAGGGCGAATCGGGCATCCTCGCCATTTCGCACCCCTCGTGCAAACCGGTATTTGTGCCATCCAAGCGGCGACTCGAGTGGCCAAATGGCGCGATTGCGACCATCTATTCGGACAACGACCCCGAGACGCTGCGCGGTCCCCAGCACGACCTCGCTTGGGTGGACGAGCTTGCCAAGTTCCGCAACGCCGAGGATATGTGGTCCAACCTCATGTTCGGGCTGCGTCTGGGCCAGCGCCCCCGGGTGTGCGTGACCACCACGCCCAAGCCCATCCCAATCGTGCGGCGACTGATCGCGGACGAGCGCGTGTTCGTCACCACGGGCACCACACACGAGAACTTCAACAACCTCGCGCCCACGTTTCGCGACGAAATCGTGTCGCAGTACGAGGGCACACGCATCGGGCGGCAGGAGTTGTACGCCGAGGTGATCGACCCCGAGGACTACGGCATCGTCAAACGCTCATGGTTCCGGCTGTGGGACGCGCAAAAGCCATTTCCCGACTTCTTGTACGTGGTGCAGTCCTACGATTGCGCGTACACCGACAAGACCATCAACGACCCGACCGCGTGCACCGTGTGGGGCGTGTTTCGACCCAACGACGATTCGCCCATGTGCGCCATGCTCATCGACGCGTGGGAGGACTTCCTCTCGTATCCTGACTTGCGTCCCAAGATCGTGGACGAGTACGGCTCGATCTACGGCGAACCGGGCAAAAAGGTGGACATGGTGCTCGTGGAGGACAAAGCCTCGGGCATCTCGATCATCCAAGACCTGCAGCGTGCCGGTATCCCGGTCCGCGCCTACAACCCGGGCCGCGCCGACAAGACCCAGCGCTTGCATCTGGTGGCCAACATCATCGCCCACGGTCGTGTTTACATCCCCGAATCGGTCGTGCACAAGGGTCAGCCTCGCGATTGGGCAGAGCCGCTGATTAGCCAAGTGTGCTCTTTCCCCGATTCAGATCGGGACGACCTGACCGACACGCTGTCGCAAGCGCTGCGACTGCTCAAGGACATGGGCTTCCTCAACATCGACCCAGTCGCGCCCGACACTGAGTACGTGGACGACGAATACCGCCCAAAGGGGAACCCTTATGCCCAGTAATCCGATCGACGAGTTCCTGCAAGGCGTCGACCCAATCGACGCCGCGACGCTGTTCGCCGGTGTGCGCAGTGCAGTGCCGCTGGGCATGCTGTTCCGGTCCGGTGCACTCAACGAGGGCGAAGATGCGGAATTGGCCCGACGCGCACCCCCACGCGTAGCCGCACCACCGCCGCCAGTGAGCCCCGAGGAGGCGAACCGCCGAGCAATCGCCGAATTCGAGGCGCAATACCCAAATCCGGTGCTGCGGCAAATGGCGATCGAGTACATGCTGCAAAGCCGTTCCAAGCCGTACGACCCGATGACCGCCACGCGTCGCCGAGATTTTGAGGAAGCGCCGGAGACGTCGCGCAAGTCGATGCGTGCTGCACCGAAGCGATTCAACAAAGGCGGCTCGGCCAAGAAGACGCTGGACCAGATGCAAGCGGAGATGGCGCGAAAGGGTGTGAAGGTCGCCGACAAGCCGGACCTCGGGCGTCGCTCGCTATTCGGCCTTGGGTCCAAGCCCGCGTTTCCGCTGGCGAACCTCGACACCAAAGCGCTCGAGAAGATGCAGCAGGAGTTGAAAGGCGCACCGGCGATCACCGAGAAGACGGTGACGGTCGACCCGGGCAAAGGCGCGGCCAAGTCCACGCTCAAATCGATCGCCGAGACCCCGGTGTCGCGACGCGAGGTGTTGCAGACGGCGGCGGGTCAAGCGCTGCGTGGTGCACTGCCCGACATGACTGGCCTCGGTGCTATTGGCAACGTGGCGAAAGCCGTCGAATCGGTACCGACGCCTATGCCCACCATGCCACAAACGCTGCAGGGGCTGATCGCGCATTTCGCAAAGAAGGGACTCGACGAGGACGGCACCATCAAAATGCTCGAGAAGCTCGGGTACGACGAGGACGACGTGATGTATATGCTGAACCCAATGCGCAACCCCGAAGAGTTCGTTGCGGATCTAGGCGAAGAGTCCATGACGCCAGCACACGCCCTGAGCAACCTGATCAACAGCGGCATTGACGAGCCGGTGATGTCGATGCGCGGGCCGCTGCGGGAGATCAAACGCGAGAACCCCGATATGTACAAAGACCTGATCCGGACAGCCCGCGACATCAGCGAATATGGATTCGAGGACTAAGCCGTGTTACAATGTAGCACCAAAAGGATAACGACCCATGGCGACTGAATTCCCACAAGACCAGATGCAAGACCCGATGGCGGCACCCGCTGGACCCGAGGACGAGGAAGGCCTGATCGTCGATCTGGACGACGAATTTGCCGAGGTGGAAGAGCAGCCGGACGGTTCCGCTATTGTGCGGATGGAGGAGTTCAAGGGTCCGGAGGAGGACCAAGACTTCTACAGCAACATGGCCGAGGAAATGCCCGAGTGGGAGTTGTCCAAGATCGCACTCAAGTACATCGAACTGATCGAGAACGACAAAGAGGCACGCAAAGAGCGGGATAAGCAGTACGAGGAAGGCCTTAAGCGCACGGGCATGGGCAACGACGCCCCCGGTGGCGCACAGTTCCAAGGCGCATCGCGTGTGGTGCACCCGGTGATGGCTGAGGCGTGTATTGACTTCGAATCGCGTGCCATTAAAGAGCTGTTTCCGCCGGACGGTCCAGTGCGCACGAACATTATCGGCGACGTGAGCGACGAGGACGAGAAACGGGCCGAGCGCAAGCGCGACTTCATGAATTGGCAGCTGACCGAGCAGATTCAGGAGTTCCGGGACGAGCAGGAGCAAATGCTCACGCAGCTGCCGCTGGGCGGTTCCCAGTTCCTGAAGCTGTGGTACGACGACCGCAAAAAGCGCCCTTGCGCCGAGTTCGTGTCGATCGACAACATCATACTGCCCTTTTCCGCTGCGAACTTCTACACCGCGCAGCGCGTGACCGAGGTGCAGGACATCACGCAGCAGGAATTCGAGTCGCGCATGAATTCGGGGCTGTACCGTGACATTTCGATCGTGCGTGCCTCGATGGAGCCTGTATCGACGGGTCCCGAGAAGGCGAACGACAAGATCGAGGGCAAGCAGTGGCAGGAGAACATCGACGGCACGCGCCGCGTCTACGTGGTGTACGCCTTCATGGAGTGGGAGGACGACTCGCACTCGAAAGGGGAGCTGGCCCCGTACATCATGATGATCGACGAGGAGAACACCGAGATCGTCGGCCTGTACCGCAACTGGGAGCAGGGCGACGTGACGATGGCCAAGCTCGACTGGTTGATCGAATTTAAATTCATACCGTGGCGAGGCGCTTATGCTATCGGACTCCCGCATCTCATCGGCGGTCTTTCTGCTGCTATTACTGGCGGCTTGCGCGCTTTGCTGGATACGGCACACATTAACAACGCCGCCACGATGCTCAAGCTCAAAGGCGCGAAGATCTCGGGCCAGAGCCAAAACGTAGAAGTCACGCAGATCACCGAGATCGAGGGTGCACCGGGCGTGGACGACATCCGCAAGATCGCGATGCCAATGCCCTTCAACCCACCGAGCGAAACGCTGTTCAAGCTCGTGGGGTTCCTGACCGACGCCGCAAAAGGCGTGGTGACTACCTCCGAGGAAAAGATCGCGGATGCGGGCAACAACATGCCAGTCGGAACCGCACAGGCGCTGATCGAGCAAGGCTCGAAAGTGTTCTCAGCAATTCACGCCCGACTGCACGACTCGCAATCACGCGTCCTCAAGGTCCTGCAGCGCCTGAACCGTTGGTATCTCGACGAGATGCACCGGGGCGACATGGTGCAAGAGCTGGACATCAAGCGCGAGGACTTCAACCGCAATTCGGACGTGATTCCGGTGTCGGACCCGCACATCTTCTCCGAGACTCAGCGCATGGCGCAGACTCAGGCGGTGATGGCGCTGATGAAGGAGCACCCGGATCTGTTCGACCGTCGTGCCGTGGTGCAGCGGGCGCTGAAGCAGATGAAGGTGCCGAACGTCACCGAACTTATGCCCGCGACCGCCGAGCCCATGGAGATCAATGCAGCCGAGGAAAACGCAGCAATGGCCATTGGGCGTGCCGCTTTCGCGTACCCGCACCAGAACCAGTTGGCGCACATTCAAGCGCACTTGGACTTCGCGCTGAACCCGATGCTGGGCGGCAACCCGATCATTGCGCAGCAGTTCCTGCCGAACGCGCTGGAGCACCTTAAGCAGCACCTGATGCTCTGGTATCTTGGCCACATGAACGGCTACGTCGAGGAGTCGCTGGGCAAGCCGGTGGCGAATTACGACATCGCGGGAATCACCGGGGACATCGACAAGCTGTACGCGCTGGCGTCGCAGCACACGATGATGGACGTAAAAGAGGGCTTCACGAAGGTGATGCCAGCGATCCAGCAGATGATGAAGCAGATGGAGAGCATGAAGCCGCAGCCGCAGATGGATGGAGCGGACAAGGTGATTCTCGACACGTCGATGGCCGAGACCGAGCGTCGCAAGATGAAGGATCAGGCCGACACGATACTTGCCGAGAAGCGTTTGCAGCAGGACGCGCTGCACAAGAACCGCCAGCAGCAGATCGAGATCGCACTCAACGCCTCGGACAATCTGACCGAAGAGCGTATCAAATCCGCAGAATTGACGCAAGACGCGAAGATTCTGCAACAGGAGCAGTTGCAAACTGCACTCACCGCGCAGCAAAGCGCGCAACAATCCCTCGGAGGCCAAAATGGCAACTTCTGATCAATCCCAAATGGGCCAAGACGTGCCTTACCATAAACGCATCGCAATGGGCGCGAAGCTCGACGGTTCCTCGCTGGGCGCGAAAGAGCCCGTGAAGACCTCCAGCACCCCCAAGCGTGGTGGTGGTGCGCTGTCTCAAGCGAAGAAGAAATAATGCGATACGTCGGTGACTTGATTGGTGCTATCGAGTCGCGTCAAAAGACGATCGCGCAGTCGTTAGTTAATGGTAACGCCGTTAACTTCGAAACCTACCAACGATTGGTAGGACAGCACCAAGGGCTTGCAGAAGCTCTGGTAATCTTAAATGACCTGTTAAAGGAACCTGAAAATGATGAGTGAGACCACTCAACCGGAGGCTTCGAACGAAGCCGCGTTGCAGGAAGCATTTCCCGCAGTTGAACCCGGTGCAGTGCCAGTTGGTGGACGTATTCTAGTACAGTGGCGTGCCACTCGAAAGACCGTCACATCGTCCGGCATCGTACTCGTAGAAGAGACGAAGGAAACCGAGAAATGGAACAATCAGGTGGCGAAAGTCATCGCGATCGGTCCGTTAGCTTTCAAGAAACGCGATACACTCGAACCGTGGCCCGAGGGCAACTGGATCGAGGTCGGCGACTATGTGCGCATGCCAAAATGGGGTGGAGACCGCTGGGAGGTGCCTTACGGCGACCCCTCGCTGGGCGAATCCGCGCTGTTTTCCGTGTTTAACGACCATGAAGTGATCGCGAAGGTCACAATGGATCCCTTGAAAGTGAAGGCATTCCTATGAACCCCCAAGACAAAATGGACTTGCAGGTCGCGGAGGAAGCGGACGGTTCCGCTGTCGCCCTCCTGACCCCCGAGGAGGTACCCGGAGGTACTTCGGAAGCCGCTGGAGACGATGGTGAAGGCCACAATAGCGGTGGAAGTATCGACGACGACCACGACGACCCCCGAGACAATATTCCGGACGCCGATCCGGCACGGGAAGCGCTCCGACTGGCCCGTCGAGATGAACGACAGCTCAAGAAGAAGCTCCAGAAGGCCAAAGCTACCGAGTCGAACCACCTGATTAACTCGCTGAAACGCCAGAACGAGCAGATGGCCGAGCGTCTTGCGGTTCTCGAAAAGCGCACAGCCGGTTCGGACCTTGCTCGACTGGACAAGGCGATCGAAGATGGGCATTTGAGGCTGCAGTATGCCAAGATGAAGATCAAAGAGGCGACCGAAATGGCCGACGGTAGTGCGTCGGTTGAGGCGCAGGAGGCTTGGTACGAGGCTCGAAGGCAGGTGGAGGCGCTCGAGGCGCTGCGCAAAAAGGCTGTGAGCAACGACTCACCCAAGCACTCAGTGCCAAAGGCACCGGACCCCCTGCTCAAGCGTCACGCCTCCGACTGGATGGCTCGGAACGATTGGTACGACCCGAACGGGGACGACATGGACTCGACCGTGGCCACCAAGATCGACGAGAAATTGACGGCTGAGGGCTGGGACCCCAAGACCGCCGAGTACTGGGAAGAGCTGGATAATAGATTGACAAAATACTTGCCGCACCGTTATAATAGCGGCAATGGCGAAACAAATAGTCGATCGTCAGAACGGAGACCCCGCAGCGTGGTAACATCTTCAGGCCGTGAACACACATCGAGCGCTCGTCCCGGCGAGTTCCGATTGTCGCCTGAGCGTGTTAAAGCGATCAAAGAGGCCGGTCGGTGGGATAATCTTACCGAACGCAACAAGATGATTCGTAAGTATGCGGAATACGACCGCATGCAAACCAAGTAATAAGGGGAATTCACATGAGAGACGATCGATTGAAAAAGAATCTTACCGCTGGTGGTCGCGAGTCCCGCGCAGAGCAGGACAGTCAACGCGGCGCAGCAACGGAAGAACTGGCGAGTGCGCAGGAACGTCGTAGGATGTTCAGATCGGAATGGATTCAAGAGTCCCTTCCAAAACCCCCGGCAATTCCGGGATTCCACGTATGTTGGCTTTCAACTACCAATGGGTACGACCCTATCCACAAGCGCTTGCGCATGGGTTATGAACCAGTAAAAGTCGAAGATGTTCCGGGCTTTGAGAACTACAAAGTTAAAGCCGGTGAGCACACTGGGTTCATCGCTTGCAATGAAATGCTGCTGTACAAGCTTCCTGAGGATGTATATCAGGAGATTATGGCGGAGTTGCACCACCACGCACCTCAGGATGAGGCGGACAAAATCCGTATTCAAGCTGAGCAGCAAGTGGGACGCGACAGTAATGGCAAGCGTCTTGGTCAGATTGAGGGCGAAGGCATCGCGGAATTGGACAAACCCATGCCCGTCCCGCATTTCGCGTGACGGAAACGAACTTAATTTTGGAGTAAGACTATGTCTGCAACAAATGCTCCGTTCGGTCTGCGCCCCGCTTTCCACCCTTCCGGTTTGGATCGCGCTCAAGCGCTGACTGGCGGCATCGTGTCGGGCTACGGCTCGAACATTCTCAAAGGTCAACCAGTGCGTTACGTCACTGGCGGTGTCATCGAACCCGCAGCTGCTGGACAAGCCTTCGTCGGCGGCTTCGCTGGTGTCGAGTTTACTGACACTACCGGTCGTCGTCGTGTTTCCAACTACTGGCCCGCCAGTACCTCTGGTACCGACATCGTCGCCTATTTCTACGCTGATCAGCAGATCGTGTACGAAATCCAGAGCGACGGCACTCTGGCCCAGACCAGCATCGGCGACGAAGCTGACCTGAGCAACGTCACCGCTGGTTCCACCACCACCGGCCTGTCGCAGTGCACGCTGTCCACCACCCTCGCCGGTGCGGGCAACTCGGCGCAAATGCGCATCTTGGACATCGCACCCTACCCAGATAATGCATGGGGCGATGCATTCGTCATTGTTCGCGCCAACATCAGTGAGTACCAGTTTGCTCCTGCTGCTGGTACAGCTATCTAAAGGAGGGAGTGAATCATGGCAGCTCCAATGCGCAGTACCGACTTTCGTAGTATTGTCGAACCCATTCTGAACGAGTGCTTCGACGGTATCTACGAACAGCGTAAAGACGAGTGGTCACGCGTGTTCCGCGAGGAACAAGGCATTCCACGTAACTACCACGAAGAACCCGTCCTGTACGGTTTCGGTGCGGCTCCCCAATTGCCGGACGGCACTCCAGTGTCCTACCAGCAAGGCGGCGTGCTGTTCCTGAAGCGCTACGTGTACAACGTGTATGGCTTGGCCTTCGCGTTGACCAAAGTGCTCGTGGAAGACGGCGACCACATCCGTATCGGCCAAGTGTACGCCAAGCATTTGGCTCAATCCCTGATTGAGACCAAAGAGACGCTGGCTGCGAACGTTCTGAACCGCGCTTTCAACGCCAGCTATCCCGGCGGCGACGGCGTGCAACTGAACTCCGCTTCGCACCCCATCGTGAACGGCACTTTCTCCAACTTGCTGTCGACTGCGGCCAACCTGTCCCAGACTTCTCTGGAACAGATGTTGATCCAGATCCGTCAAGCGGTGGACAACAACGGCAAGAAGATCCGTCTGGTCCCACGTCAACTCGTCGTGGCTCCCGGCAACGTGTTCCAAGCCGAAGTGTTGCTCAAGTCGGTGCTCCGCGCCGGTACGACCAACAACGACATCAACCCTGTGAAGTCTATCGGCCTGTTGGACGAAGGCGCTGCAGTGTTGAGCCGTTTGACCAACGCTAATGCGTGGTGGGTCCAGACCGACGCTCCAGAAGGCATGAAGCTGATGATGCGTCGTGCTCTGGAGAAGACGATGGAAGGTGATTTCGAGACCGACTCTATGCGCTACAAGGCGACAGAGCGTTACGATCTCGGTTTCACAGATCCACGCGCAATGTACGGTACCCCCGGCGTCTAAACCAATGCGGGGGCTTCGGCCCCTGCTCCATTAAGGAGAAAGACAATGGCACAAACCTATTTTGGTTCTACCCTGCGTGCGGGTTCTACAGCGTTGACTGACACGGTGGACGGCGGATTCGTCGTCATGATGCAGTCGGCTACTGTTACGACTGCTGCTGCAGGTACAGCTACTAGTGTCACCGAAGTCCTTCCAGCAGGTTCACAAATCATCAATATCTTCATTGATACGATGGTGGACGAGGTTGTTGGTGGCGGTACAGCTACGGCTATTGCGGCGACAGTGGGAATTGCGGCGGCGGGTACACAATATGTGTCTTCTACCGATGTCTTCGCTGGCGGTCGTTTTGCAGCCACATTTACCACTGCCCAACTCGCGGCAATGGCAGATATAGGCACAAACGTCAACGTCGTTTTAACTGTTGATCCTAACGGCACGATCGTTACGACCCAAGGCGTTTACCGCCTGACCGTTGTGTACGCTCAGAAAGTTTAAGGAGATCACATCATGGGTCAATTTAAACCAATGGTCAAAATGATGACCACTGAGCCTTCCGTTGAGCTGAAGCTGAAGACGGGCGGTTCCGCTTCGTTCAAGCGTATGCACAGCGAAGGCGCTAAAGAGGGGTTCAAACCGGTAAAAAAGATGAACGGGGGAGTAATGGGCGCTTTGTCTCGTATACCCACGCCAACCACACCGATGGGTAACCCCTCTGCTGCTCGTGCTATGGCCTCCAAGCGTCCAATGCGTGCTCCCGCAGCTCCGGCTCGTGGTATACCCGCAGTGGGTCGTCCAGCCGCTCCGATGCCCGCCGCACCCATGGGTCGTCCCATGATGAAAAAGGGTGGCGACGTGTCTGGAGCGTTGGAGAAGCACGCTGATATGCCCGCGTCGAAGGCACACAAGGGTCTGAAGACTGGCGGTATCGCCAAGTCCACGAAGCCCGGTGGCTACAAGACCGGTGGCGTGGTGGACGGTCAAGGCGGCTTCAAGAGCGGCGGCTCGGTGCCAGCGAGTGGTATCATCAAGACGATGGTCAAGAAGACGACAAAGGTGGTGGACGCTAAACCCAATCACAATTCGGCTCCTACGGGCGACGTCAAGATGAGCAACGCTGGCGGCTACAAAAAAGGCGGTGCTACAAAAAAGCACTTCGCTACGGGGGGAGCTGTTAACAGCAGCGGCCACGCCGTAGCAATGCCCAAAAAGGCCCCTTCCAAACCTGTGGCGATCTCCGAACTCTCGGGAACGTTCAAAAAGGGCGGTCGGGTCTGTTAATAAGGCGGGGGCTTCGGCCCCCGTTCTTTACAGGAATCATTATGAGCACTTTGACAAACGTATTCGCGGCACACAGGGACACGACGGGGGTGATCTACGATGGCGCAACCAACCTTGCTGGTTATCAGTTGTTGACAGGTGGAACAGCCGGAGAAATTGTGTTCCGTGACGGCGGGGCATCTGGCACTGTGCTTATGCGAGTGAACATTTCTGCCTCGCCGACGAACCCATTTTCGACTTTGCTTCCCGGCAACGGCATTCGTTTCACTACGAACATCCACGTCACCCTGCCCACTGCTGCGGCGGTCACCATTTTCTGCGGCTGAACATGCCCGCAAAGTCTCAGGCCCAGTTCCGCTTGATGAAAGCGGTCGAGAACGATCCAAAGGTGGCCAAACGCGTAGGGATGTCCCCCGCAAAAGCCGCCGAGTACACCGAGTCCAATGTGGGCAAAAAGGCGTACAGTAAGCTCCCGGTCAAGAAGGCTGGGGGTGGCGGCGTATCGTTGTCGATCGGTCGGGGTGAAAAGCTCCCGGCGAGTCAAGGCGCGGGGTTGACAAAAAAGGGTCGAGAGAAGTATAATCGTGCAACTGGCAGCGATCTTAAAGCCCCTCAGCCGCAAGGTGGGCCGCGCAAAGATTCGTTCTGCGCCAGAATGGAGGGCAACCCGGGGCCATTGAAAGACGATAAAGGTCGTCCGACCCGGAAAGCCGCATCACTTAAACGTTGGAACTGTCCGGGGTGGTAATAGATGGCATATTCAGGCACCGTTGGCACTACCGTAATCAGCGTTCAGAACCTGATCGACGATAGCGCTCGTGCTTGTGGTAAGCTTGCCGAGGAGCTGACCGTCGAGCAGGTCGTGTCGGCCAAACGCAATCTGTTCTATCTCCTCTCCTCGCTGATCAACAAGGGTATCCAATACTGGGCGATCAACGAGACCGTGATCGGACTCAAAGCGGAGCAGTACACCTACGAACTACCGTTGGGTGCGGTCGACACGCTCAATGTACTTTACCGCACGATGGACCGTCCGAGCGGGAATTACGCGACTTCGGCGGGTGGTGTGGTATTCAACGCGTTCGACGGCGACATCGACACGTACTGCCAGCAGACGTCGGCGAACGGGAACATTTCGGTCAACTACGGCAGCAACAACCCGGTATATATTGGCTCGATCGGTATCCTACCCTTCGTCGCTGGTGGCGGTAGTGCTACGTGGAACATTCGCTACGAGTATTCGGTGGACGGTTCCACGTGGAACACCCTGACTGACCTCGGAGCGGTGGTCGTGTCCGACAATGAGTGGCTCTGGACGAACATCGACCCGGGCGCTAACGTGATCGCATACCGCGCCGTGGCCTCCGGTGGTACCGTCCTTGCGCTCCGCGAGTTCTATCTGGGTAATAATAGCCGCGAGATCCAGATGAGCCGTCTGAACCGCGACGACTACACGAACTTGCCGAACAAGAACTTCACGGCGAATCAGCCCTACCAGTTCTACTTCGAACGCACGATCCCGGTGCCGAAGGTGGTGCTCTGGCCTACGCCCTCGGACCCTTTTATCCAGATGACCGTCTGGTACTCGCGCCAGATCATGGATGTGGGCGATCTGTCGGGCCAGCTCGAAATCCCGGACCGCTGGTATCTCGCCATTGGTAACATGCTTGCGCACCGCATGAGCATGATCCTCCCCACAGTTCCGCTCGACCGAGTTGCATACCTCGAAAAGCAAGCCGACAAGACGTTTAACGAGGCCGAGCAGGAAGAGCGCGACAAATCCCCGATTTACTGGGCTCCGAATATATCCGTGTACACGAGGTGACCCATGCCGGTATTCCTCGACACGATTGGTCAACCCTCACTTGCAATCGGAGTATGCGACCGTTGCAAGATGAAGCGGTATTTCACCGCTTTGATGCCCGACCCGAATTTCCCGGGTTTGCGGGTATGCGACGAGGGGTGTCGCGATCAATTCGACCCCTATCGGTTGCCTGCCCGAAAGACCGAGCGTATTAATCTGCGGTTCCCCCGCCCCGATGTGTCGGTCGCCGACACCAATCAGTATTTGGTCACTGATCCAAATGGCAATTGGCTGATCTCGACCGAGGGCAACACCCAAACGCCTGAGACCAATGGGAATCTCGACACCTTAAAGCCATAATCCATATGTCCTCAGCACAAGTACAAATCTCGCAACTCCCGGCAGCCGGTGCAATCACCGGGGCGGAACTCGTACCGATTGTACAGAACGGCCAGACGGTGCAAACCACTACTGGAGCCATCTCGGCGAGTCCATCACAGACTCAAACGTTTCTGACTCTGAATCTGGAGGCAAGTCTGCCGAACAGCCGGTTCCTGTCTTCGGGCACCGGCGTAGGTCTGGTCGATGGCGGCGCTCAGAGCTTTTATAGAATCACGCTCAACGGCGTTTCCGGTACGCTGGAGACCATGGGTAACGGCTTTGGCGTCAATATCGGTGGAACCATGACCGCAAGGTCTATGGCGGTTTCGGGTGCGGGCCTGTCGATTGCAAACGGCGACGGTCAATCGGGTAACCCAACGCTGTCTTTGGCCGGAACCGTAGCTTCCTTGGCAAGCAGCGGCGGAACGGGCTTCTTGGCGCTTCCGGGTAACGGAACCGTTTCTGGTCGCACCTTGACTGGCACGGCTAACCAGATCGGCATCACCAACCCGAATGGTATTGCTGGGAACCCGACTTTTAGCATCGCAGACAACCCTGTGTTCCCCGGCACTGGGGGAGTTGTGTTCCCCACCGGCAATACGGCTGCACGGCCAGCGTCCCCGACCAACGGAACGCTGCGCTACAACAGCCAGACGAGCGCGTTGGAGGCTTATGTAGCCAGTGGCTGGGGTTCGATCCTGTCTCAGGCCAACATTGGCTTGGGACCTACCCAGATCCCCCAGAACCAAGACTTGGGCGATTTGGCGTATCAAGATGCCGCGAACCTGAACCTTGACGTCAACATCATAGGTAATTTGAGCGTCTCGGGGACCACATTTAGCCGAGTGGTTGTGTACGCTGACGCGACGTCCATTTCCATCAACGCAGACACTACCGACATTGCTACGCAAGCCAACACTCAGGCGGCGGGCACTCTGACCATCAATGCACCATCCGGCACCCCCACAAACGGCCAGAAGCTGATTCTGCGGGTTCGATCTACCAACATCCAGACCCTGTCGTGGAACGCCATCTTCCAAGGCTCTGCGGACATTGCTTTGCCGCCAGCCACATCAGGCGGTGGGTTGTTTGACTACGTGGGCTTTCTCTACAACAGCACCACTGCCAAGTGGCAGATGGTTGCCAAGGTCTTTGGGTTCTGAGGCGCAACATGACCAAGATTGACTTTGAGTTTGACAGCCCATACGGCAAGTACGTTGACGCGATTGTTTTGCTTGACGGCCAAACCATGACGGAGGCCGAGATCGAAGCCATGAAGCAAGATCGTTTCAGCAAGTGGCTTGCCAGTATCACAACACCTCCTGTTGAGGAGTAAGCATGGCTGATCGTTACTGGGTAGGCGGTGCTGGTACTTGGGATGCGACCACCACCACAAACTGGTCTGCAACCTCTGGCGGTGCTGGAGGTTCTTCTGCGCCTACGTCTGTCGATAACGTGTTTTTCAACAGCTTGTCCAACGCTACTGCTTACGCAGTCACGATCGGAACAAACGCGGTAGCGCAAGACATCACGATAGCTGGCCCTCTTGTTGGCAACGTCACGATCACTATGGGGGCCACAGCAGTCATCAACTGTTTTAGTAATTGGAATAACGCCGCCAGCGGGGTTGTGTTCACCACAACGTCTGGTGCGGCCATCAACTTTTCTGCACCCACTACTGGTAAAATCTTTATTACCAACAACGTGGCCATCACCAATACAAACATTGTTTTTACCACCACTTCGGGCGGCTGGACTCTTGGTACTGCAATAACTTGCAACGGTGTGTTTGTAAACGCAGGAACATTCAACACCGGCAATTTTGCCATGACGATCAACAGCATCCAAAGATCAGGGTCGGCAGTTGCAAGTGTTAGTTTAGGAAGCTCGGCAATAGCTTGTAGCGGGACTACCCCGGTAAACCTTTTAGCAACCAATCTAACACTCAGCGCTGGAACATCCACCATTACTTGCACTACAGTAAGCCCAACCTTTACCGGCGGTGCTCAGACTTTCTACAATGTTACCTTTAGCAGCACAGCAACCGGCACAACCACCATCAATGGCGCAAACACGTTCAACGTCTTGACTCAGGCTGCAATAGCTGCGGCTGGACTGCGGTTTGTTACGCTTGGAGCCAACCAAACAATTGCAACACTGACCTTGAGTGCAGGCGCATCAGCGGTTACACGAACCTTTGTCCGAAGCGACGCAATAGGCACTCAGCGCACACTGACTGTTGGCACGCTGACCGCCATATCTGATGTTGACTTCCGGGATATTGTTGCTGCGGGTGCTTCTGCGGCTTCTCCGTGGACTGGTACAAGACTTGGTGATTGCAAAAACAACAGCAACATCACATTCACCGCAGCCGCTACCAAATACTGGAGCACCGTCAACGGGGCAAGCGCAAACTGGTCAAATGTAAATGCGTGGGCTACATCAAGCGGGGGTGTACCTGCTGTAGCCAACTTCCCGTTGGCTCAAGATACTTGCATCATTGATGACTCTGGAGCCACCACAGGCAACGGTCTGCGAACCGGAAACACTGTCACGATTGATGCACTTTGGAACATGGGCACGCTTAACTTTAGCGGTCGCACCGTTGCGTTCAATTGGACGCAGGGTAACAGTGACCCCGTTATTTACGGCGATGTGACTCTCACATCGGCCATGACAATGGTAACCGTCACAGGCACTCCATCGTGGACCTTTGCCAACCAAGGTACGGTTCAGGCCTTGAATTCCGCAGGGATTACCCTTCGCTTGCAAAATTTAATTATTAACTCTCCGGGTGGAGGTGTCAGCTTAACCGCAAATACAGCGGTGGACCTAAGCCCAATCGTTGCACCCAACGTGACAGGTACGGTTACTTTAACGGCTGGCACGTTGAACTTGAGCAACAATGTGTTGACCACTGTTTTGTTCGCCGCTGGCGCAAGCGCAAACACTCTGGCTTTTGGTACAGGCAACATCACACTGACAGGCACAGGCACGATCTTCACAGGTTCGACCACAACCACAGCCACAGGTACGCCACTGGTTATTTGCACTGACAACAGCGCAACAGCAAGGACAATTACCCCCGGCGTAGTAACTGAAGCCAACAGTATTTCATTCAGGATTACTGCTGGCACTGGTAATTTTACAATTACGAACAATCAAGTTGTAAAGGATTTGGATTTTACAGACGGTACAAATCCAACGGGATTTGCAGGTAACTTAGCAAACACCACGTTAACGGTTTACGGAAATTTCAAAGCCTCAACTGGCATGACTAGAACAGCGGGAACAGGCGTATATACATTTGCCGCCACATCTGGCACAAAGACAATCAACACTGCTGGCGTGACGTTTGACAACCCGTTTACTTTCAACGGCGTAGGCGGCACTTGGCGGCTACTGAGCGACGTGGTTGTGGGACCATCGCCAGCAGGTGTGGACTCAACCCGCGCAACAACACTAACCGCTGGCACACTGGATGTGAACGGCTTTACGCTGACAACCGGGACGTTTAGCGGAACAGGCAGCGTGGTTCGTCGGCTTGTGACCAACTCCGTTCCAATTGTAGTTACGGGTAGCGGCGCTACCGTTGTCAACTTTGGAACAACCGGAAGCTATACTGTTGACGTCACCCCCACGTTTAACTTGACCTACTCTGGCGCTGTTGGAACAAGAGCAATTGCGGTTGGAGCGCCTTTTGGTACATACGTTAATGCCCCAAATATAAATGTGGCGGCTGCGGGTGACATAGTCACAACAAGCGGAACAACAACGCTTGGTAGTCTCACTTTTGCAAGTGGATTTACAGGAACATTTGGCAACGCAACCAGAAACATTAACGGTAACCTCACGCTTGTTTCTGGCATGGTTGTGGCTTCTGGCACGCTAACCAACACTTTTGTTGGCACGAGTTCTCAGACCATCACCACCGCAGGTCAAACGCTTGATTTTCCAATTACGTTCAACGGTATTGGTGGCACATGGACGCTTCAAGATGATTTGACTGTTGGGTCTACACGAACCCTCTTACTGTTGGCGGGAACTTTTACCACAAACGGCTATGCTGTGTCCTGTGGGAAATTTGGCACTTCTGCGGCTAATGGAGATCGCACACTTAACCTTGGATCAAGCTCATTCACCTGCTTCGGTTCGACAACAACGTCCGCATCTTGGCAGGTTGCAGATTCGGGATTTTCTTACACCCTCAACGCTGGCACATCCACCATTTACTTGGCCGAGCCATTCACCGGTTTGTCTCAACAGTATTTTTATGGTGGCGGGAAAACGTACAACAATGTGGTGTTCTCCACAACTCAGCCCGGTGGCTTTTACGACAGCAGCACCTTCAACAGCATCAGCAACAGTGCCCAGCCTTTGACTTTGGGTTTTGAGGCGGGATCAACTCAGACAGTCAACAACTTCAATGTCTCCGGCACGGCTGGAAACCTTGTGACCTTGCAAAGCGAAACCCCCGGAACTCAGTGGAACCTCGTCAAAGCCACGGGAAGCAAGGTGGTTGTCAGTTTCTGCTCAATCACGGACTCCAACGTCACTCCGACTCCCGGATACTGGTTTGCGCCAACATCTCAAGGCAACGTGGATGGCGGCAACAATACTGGCTGGAACTTTGGATCTGCTGGCGACAACAGCAGCTTCATGCTTTTAATGTAAGGAAAAAATATGGCACAAATCGGTTTCACCCCTCTTCAGCTTTATCGCACAAGCACCGCTTCAGCTGTCCCGGTAGCAGGAAACCTTGCCGCTGGCGAACTTGCTCTCAACACGACTGACGAGCGCTTGTACTTCAAAAACGCCGCAGGAACAGTCAAGCTGCTGGCGTCGAACACCGGAGCCTTGGGGACCGTTACAAGCGTTGGGGGTACTGGTACTGTCAACGGCATTACACTGACTGGTACGGTCACTTCCTCGGGCAATTTGACCCTTGGTGGTACGCTGTCTGGCGTGAGTCTGACAACTCAGGTTACTGGTACTCTTCCTGTTGCTAACGGCGGAACGGGCATCACCAGCTTGGGCACTGGCGTGGCTACCTTCTTAGGCACTCCATCATCCGCAAACTTGCGTGCAGCATTAACTGATGAAACGGGCACAGGCGTAGCTGTGTTTGGGACGTCCCCAGCAATTACTACCAGCCTGACCACCCCATCAACCACATTTGCTTTGGTGAACACCACAGCGACCACGTTGAATTTCGGTGGCGCTGCTACTACGTTAAGCATTGGCGCTGCTACTGGCACGTTGACGGTAAACAACACCACCCTTGCAGCCAAGGCCATCACTGCATCCACCACACTGAGCGTGACAAACGGCGCTACTATTCAAGGCTTGACTGTTGGTTTGGGCGGCGGCGCAATATCTTCTAATACTGCAGTTGGTTTGAGTGCTTTAGGGGCCAATACCACGGGTGTCGATAATTCTGCTTTAGGTCGAGGAGCGTTGGAATCTAATGTGTCGGGGGCCTATAATACAGCGACAGGAGCAAATTCGTTGGTTTTCAACACTAACGGAGCCTATAACACCTCCAATGGCTACCAAGCACTTTACAACAACACTACAGGCAACTTTAACACAGCCAACGGTGTATCTGCGCTTTCCGGCAACACCACAGGAATAGAAAATACCGCTAACGGCAGCCAAGCGCTTGCCGTTAACACCATCGGTGAATACAACACAGCTATTGGCTCCAATTCGCTTTATGGTAACACTACGGGTAATTACAACACTGGAATTGGTGCTTTCTCGGGTTATAACATTACCACAGGCTCCAACAACGTAATTATTGGCGGCTACACAGGAGCAGCCGCACCTATTTCTGCAACAGGTAGTAACTGGATTGTTTTAAGTGATGGCGCAGGTAATGTGCGCCAAGCAATGGACGCAACGTCTGTTCAATCTCTTACGGGCGCAGCGGTTGTTTACGCCCCAACACCCGCAAGTTTTTCCGGCCTTGCAACGCTGACCAATACTGACTTGCAAACTCAGATTATTGTGGCGACTGGCACGTCATTCACTCTGACCATGCCTTTGGGTTCTGACTTGAACACTTTGGTTAGCTGGGCAGCAGACGACCTTGGGTACGATTTTTCAGTCATCAACACAGCTTCCGGCACGATCACAATGGCTGGGAATACGGGCGTCACAATAGTTGGAAGGGCAACTGTTGCAACCAACATTACTGGGCGATTCCGTATTCGCCGCACCACAGCCAGCACGTACATCATGTACCGTATAGGTTAACCCCAACTCACCTTGGAGAACCCATGAACCTTAACCTCGACCCTAATGAGATCAACTTCATCCTGCAAGTGCTGGGTGAGTTACCATCCAAGACAGGTGCTTGGCCGCTGATCGTAAAGATTAAAGAGCAAGCTGATCCGCAACTTGAGAACCCAACGAGGCAGCATGAACACGATTGACGCAACAGATGCAAGGCTGTCCACCCACGAGGCTGTCTGCGCCCAACGCTACGAGAAGATTAACGAATCGCTCGACGCTGGCAAGAAGCGCATGAAGACCATCGAGGTGTTGCTCTACATCACAATCGGTGCTGTGCTCCTAGGTCCGGGGGTGGCGGCTGAGTTCGTAAAAAAGCTGTTGGGGCTGTAGCCATGCAGGACTGGTTCGTTGCTTTCATTGCAGCGGCCAGTATTGTGATACTGACTGTGTGGACGGCTCGAGCCGTCATTCTCGTTTTAGGGTAGTGTATGTTGGCAGAAATTGCCGCCGCCAATGCGGCCTTTGCAGTTATAAAAGGTGCTCTGGCCAACGGCAAGGAGCTGCACCAGCTTGGCTCTCGGGTCTTCGACTACTTCGACAACAAGGCGAAGATTCAGGAGAACGTCACCAAGAAGGGTGGCGGCTCTGACCTTGAGGAATTCATGGCGCTTGAACAACTCAAGCAACAAGAAGAAGAGTTGCGTGAGCGCATGGTCTACGCTGGCCGTCCGGGGATGTGGGGTGACTGGCAGAAGTTCCAAGCCGCCGCTGCTCGTAAGCGCAGGGAAGACGCAGAAGCAGCAGCTAGAGAAAAGAGGCTCAGGGCTGAACGACTGGCGCAGTTAATTGAGTACATTGCCCTTGGCATGGCGTCTGTGGTTTTGGCTGCGTTGATCATCTACGGCATCGTCTTGTACATGCTGCACTTGCGATGAGCGACAAACCAGAATCCATCGTCGACAAGGTGCTGTCCTATGTGGACTCGCCGTTCAAGCTGTTCGCCATCGTTTTGATGGGTGTGATTACGTTCTCGGGGTATTTCCTGTGGCAGAATCAGGAGTTCATGCGGGACGCCTACAAGGAGTCCAAGAAGCTGCCGGAGATCAATACCGGACGATCTGATGATGTGGGTTCGCTGCTGATGAAGAAGACAGGGGCCACGGTGGTGGCGGTGTTCAAGGTCAACCCACTGTTTAACAGCCGGACGGTGTACCGGGCGTACACCAAGGACGGCAGGGACAAAACCATCGAGGACATCGATGTAGGCCTCTTCAGCCAGAACTCGGCCAATAATGCGGACGTGATCAAGCTGATGACCAACGAGATTCCCTGCGGGGAATACCGCTACGCGCAGTCTGAGGTGGGGTTGTGGTACTTGGAGAAGGGTGTGGGGTACACCTGCCGGGTAAGCGTTCCACCAGATAGTCACAGGTTCGTCGGTCAAATTACGGTGGGCTGGATAGAGCCACCACAGGACACCCAACAGGTGAAATTTATGCTGGAAATCGCCAGTGCAATGTTAACAAAAAGGGGTAATTGATGCTTTCACTCATTTCAACTCTCGGAGGTCTGCTGATCTCCGGCTTGCCCAAGCTGCTGGAATACTTCCAGAACAAGGCTGACCAGAAGCACGAGCTGGCTCTGGCCGCTGTCCAGACCGAGCGTGAACTGGCTCTGGCCGCTGCGGGCTTTGCCGCTCAAGCCAAGGTCGAGGAAATCCGCACCGAGCAGGTGGCGATGGAGACCGACGCCAAGATGACCGAGGCGGCTCTTGCCCACGACGCCAAGGTGCTTGAGAAGGCCTCCACATGGGTCTCCAGCTACGTTGGTACAGTGCGCCCCACGGTGACCTACATCTTCGTGATTGAGCTGGTGCTGATTAACTTCTGCATGGTTTGGTACATGTTCGAAAACCCCGGCCTGATTCAGAGCATTGATGATGTCGTCAAATACTCTGACCTGATCTTTGGTTCTGACGAGATGGCGATGCTGGGCGGCATCATCGGGTTCTGGTTTGGTAGCCGCCAGTGGAGTAAGAAGTGAAACTGAGCAAAGCCGGGGAAGACCTGATGCACCGCTACGAGGGGTGCAGGAACAAACCCTACCTTTGCCCAGCGCACATCTGGACGATTGGCTACGGCCATGTCCTGTACCAAGAGCAGATTAGGTTACCGATGGTTCGGCCACCGGGAAAGACCAAGGCTGACATCCCTATGATTCGCAGCGAGTACCCGCTAAAGCCGGAGGACAACCGTGTCTGGACAAAAGAAGAGATCGACGAATTATTCCGAACTGATGTCGCGGATTTTGAACGGGGTGTTCTTCGACTTGTTCCCGGCGTGGTTAGCCGTCAAGGCAGCTTCGACGCTTTGGTCTCTATATCCTTTAACTTCGGGTTAGGTAACCTCCAGCGGTCCACTATCCGAATGAAGGCCAACCGGGGGGATTGGGAAGGTGCTGCCGACGCATTTCGGGTCTGGACCAAGGGTGGTGGGAAGGTGCTGCCGGGACTGGTCAAGCGCCGGGAAGCTGAACGTACCCTATTCCTGTCTTGACCCTATGGCAAAGCTCTGGTATAATTCGTTAACCCCTTTGAACACCCTCGGGAGATATTCATGACTACCGCAGCGGTAATGACATACGACTCGCTGGTCGAGGACGTCCAAAGCTATCTGGAACGTACCGACGCAGCGACGATAGCCAAGATCCCTCTTTTCATCATGCTCGCCGAGCAGGTGATCGCAGCGGAGATCAAGTTCCTCGGCAATTTGACCGTGAACACGAGCCAGATGGTCGCAAACGCGAATGTGATCGACAAGCCCGCTCGGTGGCACAAGACCGTGTCCATGAATGTGACCGTGGGCGGTAAGCGCCAGCCCATTCTGTCGCGCAAATATGAATACATTCGTAACTATTGGCCCGACCCCGCACAAACGGGTGAGCCACTGTTCTATTGCGACTACGATTACACGCACTGGCTGGTGGGTCCGACGCCAGACGTCGCGTATAATTTCGAAGTGCTTTACTACGAACGTGCTCAACCACTCGATTCGTCGAATCAGACGAACTGGTTTACGATTTATGCGCCTCAAGCGCTTTTGTACGGCACGCTGTTGCAAGCAATGCCTTTCCTTAAAAACGATGATCGCGTTCCTATGTGGAAGGCCGAGTATAGCCAGATTATCGAGGTGCTAAAAGCCGAAGATAAACTCCGGGTCGCTGATCGTCAAGCTATAGCGGTGGATTCATGAGTTACAACAGCCCCTTTACCGGCAACGTCATTCAGCCGACTGACGTCTCGTACCGCTCCATCACCATTGCGGCCAACACCCAACTGGAGTGGCCGATCAATGGCAACGCCACGGATGACTACGCTGCTCGGATCATGGACGTCACGGCCACGACTGCTGGCCTGTCTCTGTTCATGCCTCCGGCAAATCAGACCTCGGTGGGCAATGACGCCATGATCCGCAACGTGGGGGCCAACACCTTCACGGTCAAAGACTTTGCTGGCACGAACACCGTCATCACGATTGCCGCTGGTGAGGCCAAGTACATCTACATCACGGAAAACAACGACGAGCAAGGCACATGGGGCAACATCGCCTTTGGTGTTGGGACATCTGCGGCTGATGCCGCAACCCTTGCTGGCTCCGGCTTGGTGGCATCCAACGCGACCCTGAACCAAAGCCATCCCTTTGCTTCGGTGACGGCTGGGTACACGTTCCTGACCACCGACAGGGCGAAAACCATGGTTTGGACTGGCGGTGCAACAACGGTAACTTTGCCCACTGCCTCCGCAACTGGAAACAACTGGTTTTTCTTGTTCAAGAACAATGGAACCGGAACGGTCACGATGACCCCTGCCAGCGGGAGTATTGACGGCGGCGCGTCTAAGAATTTCGCGCCAAGCGAGTCTGCGTTTATCGTCTCCACTGGCGCTGAGTATGTGACTGTTGGTTACGGCGTGAGCACCCAGTTTGAGTTCGGCGTGTTGACCAAGCCTATTGTCTCTGGAACTTACACCCTGACAGCCAGTGAAGCGGCCAACACGATCCAGATCTACACCGGAACGCTGACGGGAAACGTCACTGTCACCGTTCCCCCGGTGGCTAACTTTTACGTCCTCTCCAACCAGTGCAACGCTGGAGCATTCACTCTGACATTTACCACGGGTGTGCTTGGCTCTATTCCCGCAGTCTTGCCACCGGGTCAAGCAACATTGATCTGTGATGCGACCAACTTGCTGAACGCCAGCACAACATTCCCGGGTGGCGTTTCTGTTAGCTTGATCAGTGGTACTGCTGGGGGACCATCGCTCAGTTTTGGCCTTGAGCCAAGCACTGGTATTTTCCGCCCGGGTGCTGGTCGTTTCGGCGTATCCGTTCTCGGAACTCAAATTTTTGAAGTTGATTCAAACGGCATTGAAGTCACAGGCACTGGCTACTTCAGCGGCGGCATTTCTGGCGGGACATTCTGATGACCAAAAAAGTATTCGCGCTGGATACTAAACCGGGGGTTCAACGGGACGGAACGGTTTTCGACAAGCAGTTCTACGCTGATGGTCGTTGGGTACGATTTCAACGCGGACGCCCACGTAAAATGGGCGGCTACAGGGGGGTTGTTAACGACTTGGCCGGTCCTAGCCGGGGGATCTACGTAAACCCCCAGAACAACTTTAATTACGTCTTCAATGGGCACCGCAACGGTATTCAGGTGCTGCCTATTGACAACAACGGTGTGGGGTCCGGCATCACGAACCTGACACTCAGCGATTTTACCGTTAATGATGATAACCTGTACCAGTTCGATGTGTTCACGGACACACAGGGTGGCGGCGACACATTACTGCTGGCGCACCCGGGCCAGAATCTGAGCGACATCAACAATTCGGTAAACACCCCCGTATTGAGTGGCTCTGTGTCCGGAACCACGATGTCGGCGATCGGTGTATTTACCGACACTGTAGTTCTCAACAACACCACTTCGATGGCGCTTGCGACCACCAATATACTGATCGGCGCGGGCCAGACGGTGACCGGCACGGGCATCCCAGCAAATACGACTGTGGTATCCACGACCCTTGCAGCGCCGGTGCTGAACGCGGTGGCGGTGACTGGTACAGCTGGCCAGCTCTCTTGCACTGCTACTGCCGGTCTATTCGTTGGCCAGACGGTGCGGGTGACTGGCGTCTTAACCGGTACCGCCACTGGTCTAACTTCCGGCGTCACGTATTTCATCATCGCCACCAATTACACGACGACGTTCACGCTGTCGGCTTCCTCCGGCGGTTCCGCTATTGTAACGACAGCTGGCACTACTACCGGTTTGGTGTTCACTCTGGGCCAATACCAGAACGTCGTGATCTCGAACGCTGCTACTGCGACTAGTGCCGCCACGGTAGTGACGTTCGACAACCAAATCGACGTGTCGGGTGGCGTCGTGGTGCTTCACCCTTACGTGTTTGTATACGGCAACAACGGGTTGCTGCGCAATTGCTCTTCGGGTAACTTGTCCGATTGGGTATCGGCTGACGCGAACGCGCAGAACGTGGCGACTGGTAAGATCGTGCAAGGCCTCCCGGTGCGCGGCGGTTCGAATTCCCCGTCCGGTCTTTTCTGGTCGCTCGACTCGCTCATCCGGGTCAGCTACAACCCGACCACGATCAACATTGGGACGACTGCGGTTACGCAATTCTGGCGGTACGACACGGTTTCGAGCCAGTCTTCGATCTTGTCTTCCCAATGCGTTATCGAGTACGACGGCATTTATTACTGGATCGGCACTGACCGATTCTTGCTGTACAACGGTGTCGTGAAGGAAATTCCGAACACGATGAACCAGAACTACTTCTTCGACAACTTGAACTACGCACAGCGCCAGAAGGTGTGGGTAACCAAAGTTCCTCGGTTCGGCGAAGTGTGGTGGTTCTATCCTCGCGGCGACTCCACCGAGTGCAACGACGCGATCATCTACAACGTCCGCGAGAATTGCTGGTACGACGCGGGCACGGCTGTCGGGGCGCGTAGATCCGCTGGATACTTCTCGCAAGTGTTCCGATTCCCTATCGCTGCGGGATGGGAGACGAACGCTGTTGGGGGTATAGCCACTGTTACGCTGGTGAGTGGTGGAGCGGGCTACACTAACGGCACATACTCCTACCTCCCGGTGACCGGCGGCAGCGGTTCCGGTGCGACTGCAACGGTGACTGTTGCTGCTGGCGTGGTCACCTCGTTCGTGATTAAAGACGAGGGTGTTGATTATTTAGTGGGGGACTCGATCGCGGTTAGCAACGCAACGCTAGGCGGCGGTGTCGGTCTTCAGGTGTCGGTCACGATCACCAATTCATTCGTCTCCCTCTGGCAGCATGAAGTGGGCACCGATGCTGTCCTTGGCACTACGAGTGTCGCTATCGAATCGTACTTCGAGACCAATGACCTCGGGTGGGTATCCGGGGGTCCATCGCAGCCCAGTCCAGTGGGCGAGAACAAATGGTTGCACATCGAGCGTGTAGAACCCGATTTTCTGCAGTCGGGCACGATGGAGTGCTACGTAACTGGTCGACCCTTTGCCCAATCCGAGGACAAGATCTCGGATGCGTTCCCATTTGAACCCGGCACTAACAAGATCGATATGCGCGAACAGCGACGCGAACTGCGACTCCTGTTCGTATCGAATGTGGCCGGTGGCGACTACCAAGTCGGGCGCATCATCATCAACGCCGACACTGGCGACGTCCGGGGTTATTAATGTCGGTCGTTTACGATCCCCGTTATCAAACTTGGGATTCATGGGCATCGCTTATGTGCGAGGCGTATGCCACACAGCAGCTTGCAATACCAGATGGGGAAGAGAACTGGAAAGGCTGGGCGGCTGGTTTTAAGGGTATTGATCTGTTCGCGAACGATGCGGTGCCAGACCCTTACGAGTTTGATGATTGGCGGTCGTGGGTGCTGGCGGTAGTTAACCAAGTAAGTACATCGACAGGATAATATGACTGTATCGAACGAACAAATCGCTAGCTTTCTGACCGATAACCCCGGTATGAGCGACTCCACAATTGCGGCAGCTATGGCTCAATATGGGGTGACGCCAGAGCAAATAGCGCAGGTCACAGGCATCGACACAAATGTCGTGCAGTCTCGTTTTGATGCCGCAGCGCAACCAACGGGTGCTTTGTCTCAAGCTGCCGCAGCGCAACCAACGGCGGCGCAAATTGCTAATACCCCCGGTATGGGGTCGCAGGGCATCGGAGTAAATGTCGCGAGTTCTGCACCCGGTGCTCTATCGGGTGTCTTGCCCGCAATGGTTGAAGCCACTGCTGCTCAGCCAGCCTACTTCACCGCAAACCCTGACGTAGCTGCGGAGTACGCAAAAAACTCGCAAGGCATGACGCCTGAGCAATTCGCTACATCTCATTACCAAAACTTCGGTGTCAACGAGGGTCGTGCAGCACCGACCACTGGTGCATTGCAGCAGGCTTCCGCCACCACAACTACACCGAATGCCGCGACAACCACCGGAGCACTGCCGCAGGCCTCGGCCACCACCGCAACAACTGCTGCTGCGCCAACAACTGCTGCTGCTGCTGCGCCAATAACTTACACCCAAGCGCAGGTAAACGACTTGGTAAAAAATGCTGCAAGACAAGCTGGTGGGATGCTGTCTTATGCAGACGTAGTGGCTGGTGGCAAGAATTTAAATATCCCGCAGAGCATGATGGATAGCGCACTGCATTCGGGTGTAATGGGAGGATTCATCACGGGCGCACCAGCGTACAGCGACAGGTACGAAGTACGCACTACACCGGGTGAGTATTTGGGTGACGGGCCTGATATATATAACATTGATTTAGATGGTAATGCCGCAATCAAGTCTTTCTACAGTCCTAGTACCACCCAGTATTTTGATAAAACCACAGGCAGAGAGATCAGTGCCAGAGAGTATCGTCTAGGCACAGGCACAGCAGGTGATACCGACAGGTTAGCTACCCAGATTCTGGCTCAAGGCACAACAGGCCAATGGTCCGGTCAAGGCTTCGGCTCTGCTGCGGCAAACGCAGAAGCCATGGCGTCAAGGTTAACTTCTGTAGGTATCACGAACCTCAAAGATTTTGGTAGAGTTCCGATTCTTGAGCCTATTAATGAAGCTCGTTACTACAACGGGCGTCAAGTTTTTAACACCAAAAATCCACCGCCATTTTTATATGACGCATGGCTCCTAGATCAAGATAAAAACAAAAGACCTGCTGGTGATTACACCATAGAGGCTCGTTATGATGAAATGAACGGGGTAAATTATTACGTATTCAATGAGGTTCCCAAAGACGCCAAAGTTGAATCTGCATATACCGCAACTGTCAATCTAGGGGCTGCAAATGAAGATGGTAGTGGTGGGATTGTGTATGGTAACCGTCCGCTTGACAGCAACGAACTAAATTACGTTGTGAAGAAGGATGGTAAGGCGTATTTGAAGCTCGGAGAGACTTACGGCAATAAAAAAACTGGCGTAGCACTTCCTGCTGAATACGACAGGGCTGGCGGCAATATCTGGGGCGGCACATTTGCTGGAGATGGCTCTACAGGCTACGGGGTTCAGTTCGGCGCGGATGGTACGCCCTACTTCTACACAGCATACGGTGGATCGACCAATACGCTAAAACAGATCATGCAGGACATTGGTCCAATCGGCAATATTGCTTTTGCAATTGCGACAGGTGGGCTGTCCATCCCGCAGCAGATCGCAGCGCAAGCAGCATTTTCTTTGGCGCAAGGCGGTGACATCGAAGACATAATCAAAAACATCGCCGTCAGCACCATCCTACAGGGTATCCCGGGTTCCGATCTCATTAAAGAGGGCGCGGGGTATCTCAACACAATTGACACCAGCGGGATTCTTGGTAACGCATTCAAGGGTGCAGCCACGTCCGCAGCAAAAGCGGCTTTGACAGACAAAGACATCGGCGATGCGATTGTGTCCGGTGCTGTTGGTGGGGGTACCGCAGGGGCCATTGACTTTATAGGCAATAGCATTCCGGGGTTCTCGGAAGACTTGACAGCAGCGCAGCAGAAAATGGTCAAGAACGCCATAAGCGGCGTGATATCGGGCAAGCCTCTGGATCAGGTGCTGATCAACACCGCCATCTCTGCGGGTAAAGCAGCCATTGCAGGTGCCAAAGACAGTGGGGGCGGCATCACGAACCGCGTACCCGACGACATGACTGAGGCCGGTTATACCGCGTTCATCGCGGCCAAAAACGCCGGTGCTTCCGATGAAGAAGCCATGGCTGCTGCGGACGCTATCACTGTGGGATCAGGCACGGTTAACTTGCCATCTGGCGTTCAAACGGCATCCACTGAAGGTGGCTTGCCAATTCGTGTGGAGGGCTCAGGAATGCCCATCTATGCGGAAGATGCAAAAGCGACAAGTGTTCGTCCCCCCGCCGGTTACACGCTTGCGTCAAAAAATGATCCCGTAATGAATGAGACTGCTCGTTACGACGATGATGACAAAATGCTGCCCAAGTCTGATGGCACATACTACGATGCTACGCAAAATGCGTGGTTTAAACCCACTGGTGAGTTCGACGCTGCCACGAATGTGGGAGATCTCTCGGATTCGCTCGATGAAACCCAAGCCAACTTGACCGATGCAGACCTGTCGGCGATTCGTGGTGACGATAACGACCCCGGAGTACCCGGTGAGTCCGGACAACCCAGTGAGTCCGGACAACCCAGTGAGTCCGGACAACCCAGTGAGTCCGGACAACCCGGTGAGCCCAGTGAGCCCGGTGAGCCCGGTGATGTGACCGATCTTGGTGAAATTGAAATCGTAGATACCCGCGAACCCGGCAGTGACGGCCCCGGTGCGCCCGAAGAACCCAGTGATGTGACCGATCTCGGTGAATTGGAAATCGTAGATACCCGCGAACCTGCGGAGACTGACACAGAGACTGGTGCAGAGACCGATTTGGTGATTGATGCCGTCACTGGCGAAGTCGTGACACGGAAAGAAGTGGAGAGACGCAGAGCGATTCGGGCCAAGGGGCGACAGTCCCAATCCCGGACGCGGTCTTCTGGTGTGCCTACTAGCACCGCCGGTACTACACCGCCTTACGACCCCGGTGATGTTTCGGAGACTTGGCTCGGTGGTCAATTCCGCAATATCGCACCTCTTGCAGCCTTCGCCGGTCTGCTCCCGGAGAATAACCCTATGTTTCAAGAACAAGAATCCCTCTCTGCTTTGCGCCGAGCCTCCGGAGTTGAGGACAGGACCGAAAAGCCCACATCCGACTACTTCTCCTACGGCTCCGAGCCCTCGGTCGCTTCGGTACTCGCCCCGTACAAACGCGGAGGGGGTGTACAGGACCCCACCAGCAGTGGTAAAATAATGGTTTCTCCACTTCAAGCGGCGTCAGGCGGCGATGTTGAACACAAAGGTTCCCACTACGTGCAGGGTGCCGGTGGGGGTCAAGACGACCTCATTCCGGCCAAGCTTGCCGATGGTGAGTATGTGTTCGACGCCGAAATCGTCGCGGCACTGGGCGATGGATCGAACAAGGAAGGGGCGCGAAAGCTCGATGAATTCCGAGAGGCAATTCGTCAGCACAAACGCTCGGGGTCCATTAAAACTATCCCGCCCAAGGCTAAATCTCCACTGGCGTACATGAAAGGCATCAAATGAGCTTGACCCAAGGTGATCCACTACCGAATATTGACACCACCAAAACGGTAGAAACTACCGGCCCGGATTGGTACAACACATACCTCGAAGGTCTAGCCAAACCGGGTACGGACCTGCTGAAGAAAACCGGCTCGGAGCTGATCGAGCCGATGTCCGATCTGCAGCAAGGCGTGCTCGATACAGCCGAGACCGAGCTGGATGAGTACACCGACACGATGACTGATGCCGTCACCACCGCAGAAAATGCTGCTAAAGGCATCACGCCGGAGCTGATTCAGTCGTTCATGAACCCGTACACAGGTGCGGTGACGGACGAGATGGCGCGACTGCAGCAGCAAAATATGCAGCGCAACTTTCTCCCGTCGCTCAAGGCCGCGTTTGGCAATACCGGGGCCTCCGGCAGCTCGCGCATGATGAGCGCGTTGGGCCAGATGGGCGCGGACGCTCAAGCGAACTTGCTGGGGCAGCAGTCGAAAGCGATGGGTGAAGGCTATGCATCGGCACTGAAAGCTGCAACGGATCAAGCAGGGCTGTACCGCAACGCAGCCGAGACTCAACGTGGGATCGCGGTGTCGGAACTCGACACGAAGCTGAAAGAGCTGGAACGCCTGTATAACCTCGGCAGCGAAGAGCAGAAGCTTGCTCAAGCGGAAATCATGGCCCCGCTAACGGTGGCCAAGAGTGCAGCCGACGTATATTCGAACCTCAAGGTTCCGTCCACAGTGTCGGAAGAAGCGAGTGCTCCTATTCCCGGTGCCTACTCGTCCTCACCACTCTCGCAGGTCGCGGGCCTCGGCGCATTGTTCGCCTCGGGTCAAGGTGGTACGAGCGCCGCATCCGGTGTTCTCGATGCGCTGTTCGGGAAAGGTTACTCGGAAAGCGGTAAAGGTGTGCTTGAATGGCTGAAGGGCTTGGGCGGGCCAACCGGAGGTGGCGTGACCGAAGGTGGGTCAAACGAGGGTGGGTACGCCGGGGATCCTTCGAACTATGGTAACGACACCATTGATTACACCGATGACACACGCACACAGGAAGAAATCGACCTCTCGGACTCGCTTGGCGACTTCGGGGGTTAAGGAGCGACTATGTCTGAAGAAACGCAAGCCGCAGAATCGGGTTACAGTCCACTGCTGGCGCAGATGTTGAAGGTAGACCCCGAGAAGATCGGGTCAGTCTCGCTTTCCGCTCTGGGTCGTCAAGCGATGGGGTCCGAGACCGAGGAGTACAAACGTGCCCTAGCCGAGGTGGCTGCGGCACGCGAAACGATGCGGGCAGCACTCGATAACCGTAAAGGTCGAGTCGACCCCTCAATGCTGGCGCTGGCGCAAGGCTTTCTTGCACCAACTCGCACGGGCTCCTTCGGCGAATCGCTCGGAACTGCGGTGGGTGCCTACAGCAAAGCACAAGAGGGTGAAGACAACCGTAGAGCGCAACTGGCGAAGATGCGCTACGAACTGGCGAACGCGCAACTGGGCGAAGAGCGGGAAGCGGCCAAGCTCGGCCTCTCGATCGCTGGGAAGCTCTCCCCCAAGATGACCGCGTACCAGTTGCAGGTGCAAGCGGAAGGTATCGATCCACGGTCACCACAAGGTATCAACCGTATTAAAGAACTGCTGGCGCTGGACAAATCGACGCCGGAGATGAAAGCATTCGCGGCACAGTCCGGGTTGTCGATGGTCGACCCCACATTCGCCGCCAAGTTCAAGATGTTCGAGGACACCAAATCGTTGCGCGACGTGGCCGCACGACTGGGTCTCGACGTCAACGATCCGACGCAACGCCAGCGGGTGCAGCAAGAGATGCAGCGAGATGCATTCCGTACGCAAAATCCGGAACTTGCCAAGGCTCTGCAGCGCTTTGGTGGCGATCCACTGAAGCCCGAAGATCTGGCTCGTGCACAGCGTGAATTGCAGACCGACGTGAATCTGGAGCGCACGGGCAAGAAGACAACGATCGCGCAACAGAACGCGCAGACCATACGGACGAAGCAAGAGATCGATGACCACATTCGCCGGGGTGACGTTGACGCCATCGCGGGTAAGGCTGTCGAGGTGGGTGTGCCACTGGACCCCAAGTCCGCGTATGCCGGTATGAACAAGGTCGAAGCGGCCAAAAAGCGCGAAGCTCTGTCGAAGGAAGCGAACAAGTACATCAACGAAACCATCGCGCCGTTGGTGGCGGGTGCCGACGCCGATATCCTCGATTTGCAACGAGCGCTGAAGCTCAACTCCGAGATTAGCACCGGGTATACCTACGGTCTCGGCATGGGCATTGGCGATGTGGCGAAGCTGACCTCCGGCGACCGCGCCAAGATCTCCGAATTCGACTCGCTTGCTGCGAAGGCCGCGAAGATGAACCGCATCCCGGGCGATTCCAACGTGTCGAACGCTGACATGAAGTGGATGGCGCTGGGGACGTTCAGTTCGGACAAATCGCCGTCAACCAACAAGAACATCATTGAGTTCAACTTGGCACAGCGCCAGCGCGACCGGGATTTCAATTCGTACCTGCAGAACTACGCAGCCGTGAACGGTGCGATTACACCCCACGCGCAAGCACAGTGGCGCAAATACTTGGAAGCGAACCCGATTACGACTCGCGACGAAAAGGGTACGATCAAGATCAACCCTAGCCGGATGACGTACCAGCAATACTTCTCAATGCCCCGCGTTAAAGTCGACGCCCAAGGAAGGGAACAGCAATGACCATCGAGCGAGTGATTAACGGCACGGTCTATGAATTCCCTTCCGGTACGTCCGAAGCGGTGATTAAGCGGTTCGAGGCGCAAAAGGCCGGTGCTCCTGCCGCTCCAAACGCTCCGGCTCCCCGTCCCGCCGCCCCTCGTCCAGCGCCGTTTTCGACCGGTGCCGGTAGCCAAATGCTGCAAGGGCTGACCTTCGGATTCGGTGACGAGGCGGTGGCCGGAATGCGCTCCGCAATGGGGCAGGGGAACTACGAGGACCTCGTAAAATCCGAGCGCGAAGCACTGCGCGAGTACAGCGAAAAGAATCCGGTGTCTTCCACCGCCGCGCAAGTGGTGGGCGGTATCGCCCCAGCTGTAATGACTGGTGGCGCATCGCTTATCCCCGGTCTCACCGCCTCCACTGCCAAAACGCTCGGCCCAAAGCTCGCGAGTCTGCTATTCGGCAAAGCTCCCACGGTGGCTCGTACCGCCGGTACCGGGGCAGCGGCGGGTGCCGCAACAGCACTGGGTACGACCGAGAAGCCGATTGAGGAGTGGGGTTCAGAGGCCGCTAAAGGAGCGGTGGCCGGTGGCGCTACCGCCGGTACTCTGGCGCTGCTGGGCAAGTACGCCGTGATGCCCGCATTCCGACGAGTCAAGCAATCGCTGGGGTACGGCGACGCGAACAAAGCGGCGGATCTCGCGATCGTTCGAGCACTGGAAAAAGATGGGATGACCCCGGACCAAGCTCTGGCCAAGATCCAAGGGATGGCACGTGGGGAAGCGACGCTGGCCGATATCGGCGAGAACACCGCTGCGCTGCTCC